CAAGTTGATGCTATAGTTACAGACCCACCATATGGTATTAATTATGATGATTGGGACAAGTATGATAATTGTGTTTCGTTTGATAAGAACACTTGGAAAAATATTTCTGACAATCTAAAACCAGGCGGATATCTAGCAATCTTTGGTGCCGCCAGAACATTTCATAGATTAGTTTGTGCGGTTGAAGATGCCGGTTTAGACATTCGTGACCAACTTATGTGGTTACATTCAATGGGTATGCCTAAAAGTAGCAATATAGGTAAAAAGTTATCAGACTGGCAAGGTTGGGGTACAGGACTTAAACCATGTTATGAACCCATTTTACTTGCACAAAAACCATGCATAGAAAAAACTATTGTAAAAAATGTTGAAAAACATGGTGTAGGCGCCATCAACATTGATGAAAGTAGGTTGCCTTCTGGTCGCTGGCCAGGAAATATTTTACATGATGGTAGTGATGAAATAGAAAAAGAGTTCGCAAAATATGGTGAAAGAGGCAACAACTGGTCAAGAAATTATGGAACAGAGGACTATCAAGGTAGACAATATAAAGGTGGTGTTTTTGGTGGTGGTAGATTCTTAGGTAATACCACATATGCAGACAAAGGAACTGCTTCAAGATTTTTTTATAATGTAAAGGCGTCAGTAAAAGAAAAAACACACGATAGAACAATTGAAAATGACCACCCAACTGTTAAACCAATAGATGTTATGAAATATATTATTAAAATGATAACACCAAAAGATGGAGTGGTGTATGACCCATTTACAGGAAGTGGAACAACACTTGTTGCTTGTAAAGAATTGGGATACCCGTTTGTTGGTTGTGAGATGGAACAAAAATATGTAACTATCGCAAATGAAAGAATAAAGGCAAACCCAAATTTAGATGAATTCGCTTGACAATACCATGAAACTAATGTATAATAACATTACTTGAAAATGAAAGAAGACAAGAAAACTATATTGCCACCTGGTGAAGTAGCAGAACATTATCAATTTAAACATAAACCAGTAGATTGGTATATAAAGTGGATTGCCACAGTTTTTATATTAACAGGGATGACACTCAGAACAACACAACAATTTATGTTTATAGATATTATTGTATCATTGATTGGAGCTATAGGTTGGATGGTAGTAGGAATTATGTGGAAAGATAAATCACTTATATCACTCAATGCAGTGGCCACATTAATTTTACTTTACGGATTTATCATAGGACTAAATTATGTTTAAGAAAATGATTTTACCAGATGAAACAGAATGGCTTCCTGACGGAATTCAAAGACATTATCATTTTGATAATGGTTGGAGTGCATCAGTTATATGTAGAAAAGAAACATCTTCTGGTGGTAAAGAAGGCCTTTGGGAGATCGCTCCATTAAGATTTGGACTGATGTTACAAGGTGAAGGTTTTGATATGGGACTGTATGATGTTAAGGGTTGTTTGAACGATATTCAACTTCAAGAAGAATTACATAAGATAAAAAGTTATGGTAGAAAAAACAGATTTATAAATAAATTAATATGGCGAAAAGAAAAATAACAAAAACGAAAAGAAAACCTGTTCGAAAGACTAGAGCTGAACGAAAATCTTTAGATGAAATACATTATGGTCCAGAACCTGATGTAGATTATTTTGAAGATCATTCAATACATGACTACTTCAATTGGTATAATTATATGTGGGACAAAAGAACTTCTATGGAAGTATTGACAAAGTATGCTAATAAGTTTGGTTATGTGAATGCTAAGAAATTTAAGAAGTTGAGTGTGCCTCCTCAATTAGCTTACTTAGTAACTGGTTTAGAAAAAGGATTAACATTTCCTACACCCAAGAAAGCAGAAGAAGGTGAAAGTGGTAACGAGTATTATCAAAAATATCTACATGCAGAATTAAGGAAGTGGAATAAGAAAGCTCATAATGTTTATAATATGTATCTTGGGAAAGAATTGAATTCAGATATTAAGAAGAAAAGAAAAACAGTTCAAGAGAATATCAATAACAAAGTACAATTACTATTAGCAGAAGTTGATTATGCTATTGATGTTTGGGATGTAGAACCATTCGATATGTATAAGTATCTATCAGAAAATAAAGCATCTGCGATGATGGCTAAGAAGATACCAGAACAATATCAAGAATTAATAGATGAAGTCAAAATGGCTGTAAGTGGTAAATCTAAACAATTAAAAGAAGCTTATGGTTTTATGAATAAAAGTGAAAAGACGGCATTCATAAATTTCCTTATAAGAATACAAACTGATTCAGAACGCTATGCTGAAAATCATAAGCCTGTAAGAAAACCAAGAAAGGCCAAACAAATATCAGCAATAGATAAAGTCAAAAAACTTAATTTCTTAGACGAAGATTTGGAGAACAAAGTAAGTTCAATAGAACCAAGTAAAATCATTGGAGCAGACATACTGTTCTTATTCAATGCAAAGACAAATCAGCTGTGCTACTATCAGGCGATTGATCGTGGTGGACTAGATGTTAAGGGAACTACAATAAAGAATTTTGATACAGATACATCAGCTGTCAAGAAACTAGGAGCTAAGACAACATATTTCTTAGACCGTGTTTTAGGCGGGGGTAAAATTGTACTAAATAAGATTATGAATGAAATAAATTCTAAGGCTAGTAAGGTTACTGGTCGAGTTAATAATAATATGATAATACTAAAGGTGATTTAATTATGCCATTACCAAAAATGCCTAATGATGCAAGCGTCGCCGAAATCTTTTCGGAAGCATCTAAACTAAAGGCCAAAAAGGACAAAGTAGAATTTCTATCTCAATACAGTCATAGAAAAGATTTAGAACATATAGTCAAAGGAGCATATCATCCTGCAATAGTTTGGTTAATCCCTGACGGACCATTACCAGAAGGTGTGCAGTTTTCTGATGTGCCAGCAGTTGATTTAGCTGACGATAGATTGATTAGAGCATACAGGCAATTTCAATATCTTGTAAAAGGTGGGCCTGATATGAAACAATCTAAAAGAGAAGAGGTTTATTTAAACATTCTTAGATCAGTTCATGTATCAGAAGCTAAACTTCTTATGTCAGTAGTAAGTAAGAAGATACCAGGATTTAGTAGAGCATTAATGCTTGAAACTTTTCCTGATTGGTTACCCAAATCAAACACTTTAACTGAATAAATACTTATATGGCTGATGTAAATAACAAACTAGGATTAACATCTGATGAAAGAATTGTTTCTTATTCTACTGGAATAAAAAATAGTTTCGCAGAGATAAGAACTTATGATCCAACATATGGATTTTTAAAAGTACATGATCCTATGTTAAATACACAGATAGATTTTTTTTGGGATTCTGGAACTTCTACATGGAAAGGAACAGGAGTTCATTCTGGATATACAGTAGATATATCAATAGAGGAGTTAGCTCCACTTACAAAACAGATTGATGATGATGTTCCAGAAACAGCAACAACAGTATCTAGGTTTCCTGCATGAGAAGAAGTTCTAATGCAAGACTAATACGAAAAAGAAGACTTGCGTGGCATCGTCAAAATAAAACCTTGACAAATCCGCGAAAGCATGAGAAACTATATAGTGATGAATAGAAATTGTTCTATTTATTTTATTAGTTTAACAACATTATGAGGAATATATAATGGAAGTAAAAATAGTAACAGCTCAAGACTTGGCTGGCGCAGTTTCAATTATAGATGTATGCTCACAAAGAGGTGCATTTAGAGGTGAAGAACTTGCCGGAGTTGGTCGTTTAAGAGAGACTTTCTTAGCTGAGATTCAAGAACAACAAGGAGATGCTCCAGCACCTGGTGCAGTAGCTACTCCACAAGTTGAAGAAGAACCAGCTGTAGATACTGACTCTGACGAATAAGCTTATAAGTGAGAGGGGAGTGAAGTATTAAGATTGTGCCGATTTCTCGGCGAACTAACACCCCTTGATCTTTTAATAGACAATATGTACAATGCCAACAAAATTAAGACCCAGTGGAAGACGATGGATTAAAAATCCTGATACAGGCCGATCAACAAATAGTTGGGAACCTGAACACTATTATATTAAAGGCATTTCTCAAACAGAATTATTTGAAGAATTAAACAAACCCAATACTAAACCTAAAGTTAAAGTGAAGATTAGAAAAGAACTTGTAAGACGAGGTATAACAATAGTTAAGAGGACACAACATGGCTGAGATTAACGATTTCGGATTTACGGCGGTAGATCAAGACGAACTAAAAACTAAGACTGGCGAAGATGCTAGTATTGGTAAAGAAGTCGCTGATCAACTAAAAGCAGTTGCTGCATCATCTGCAGGTCAAGCTAACTCAGCTCAAATAGAAGATTTAGATGGTAAGGTTGACTTACTACAGAAATTAATTAGTAATGCACTAGGTGAACTTGACGATCACAAAGACAATCTAGTAGCAATAGACACAAAGAAAGAATTAGACTTCAAAGATAGATTGATAGATTGTGAAAAACTCATTCTACCTTTATTACAAAATCTAATGAAGAACGAAGAAAAAGAATATATTTACTGGCCCAATCGGAGAGCCATTATTCAATCACAAATTGACAGATTACAAAAAATTACAAGAACTAGTTGAAACCGCTAGTACACTTATTATATAATGATACACAATGGAACTAACAACATATAAAGTCTTAACTGGACTTGCATATATCACATTAATAGTAATAGCCACTTATGTCTCTTGGAAAAAGGGAGAGAAAGTGGGTTCTGTTTTTATGCTTCAATATTTAAGAGAAGGTAAGTTTATGAACGATACAGACTATGCCAATTTTATGAAGCATATAAGAAGTGAAAAAAAGATTGCAAAGATTAATGATATAATACCAAAAGAACTTAAAAAAAAGGAAAAGAATGATGAAGACAAATGAAGAACTTTATCGAGGTAAAAAAAGAGGTCTTTATGATCCAAGTGAAATAGAAGTGTTTTTTACAAAACTTGGACAAGAGATTTATAAAGTAACAGATAATAAAACACACAAATCACAAATGACTGATGAAGATTGGATTTTGTATTGTAACACTGCTAGTAAATGTGTCAGATTTGGAACCATATGGGGGCCAAAAGAAATGACAGATTTTAAACAAGATGAATTAAGTGTGCTACAATTATTTTTAGATAAGAGGGAACAAAATGCCTAGGCACTTAACAAAGAATGTAGCTGAAATTGTAATACTACAAAAGAATTTAAAAGACTTACAAGGTCAATTAGCTAATGCTCAGAAAAGAATTTTAGAATTAACTCAAGACAAGAATACGGCTACAGAAGAATTGGCCAAAGAACGACAACTACTTCTTGAATTAGAAAAGGACTTTAGTAAGTCTGAAAAGGAAGCAAGTGATAAAATTGCAAAACAGATTGAAGATTGGCCTGATGTTTTAGATTCTAAACCTAAAGCTTCTAAAAAACCTGAAAAAAGTTTTAAGCCACCAAAAGTTCCGGCCGGAACTTTCTATTTAGCTAAGGAAGGTGAGAAGTGGACTAGAATTAAAGAAGATGGTACTATTGAATACATGGATATTCAACCAGGTGAATGGGAAGATTAATGCCAACTTATACATTAGAAGATAAAGATACAGGTGAACAACATGAAGTGTTTATGTCTTTTGGTGAAATGCAAGAATACAAAGATATTCACAATTTAAAACAAGTCATTCAAGCACCCAATATAGTAAGTGGTGCTCGTGTAAGTACTGGAAAGTTAGGTGGATTTAAAGAAGTTTTACAAAAGGTTGGAGAAGGCCATCCAGGCAGTGCTGTAGATAAGCAATTCAATCGTAGGACATCAAAACAAGTAGCCACAGATAAAGTAGCTCAGAAACATGGGATCAAAGATGTTTAATCATTTAGAAGGGTATCCATCTGTTACCTTACCCGTAAAACAAATAGACGGGAACAGATATTATACAACTCCAGAGGGAAAGAATTATCCATCAGTTACAACAGTCACAGGTTTAATGAATAGAGTTTGGTTGGCTAAATGGAAAGCAGCTGTTGGTGAAGAAAAGGCAAATGCTATTTCAGGTAAGGCAATGGCTCGTGGCTCAAGATATCATTATCTTCAAGAAGATTTTTTAAACAACAAACTTACAGAAGAAAGAATAAACTCACTTACTCCTTTAGATTTAATGATGTTTAATCAGACAAAAGAATTAACATCACGCATAGGAGATATCTATATGTTAGAAGGTTCTATGTATAGTAATGATCTTGAAATGGCAGGTAGAGTTGACTTGATAGCAGAGTTTGCAGGGAAGGTTTCAGTTATTGATTTTAAAACATCAACAAAAAGAAAAACACCTAGTAAGATCAAAGGATACTATATGCAAGAAACAGCATATGCAAAAATGTTTGAAGAAATGTATGGAGTTCCAATTAATAGAATAGTAACTATTATTGCAGTTGAAGAAACAGGCCAATCACAAATGTTTGTTGATGAACCTAAAAAATGGATAGAACCATTAAAAGAATTACGAGCTCAATACAGAGAGGAATATGGTATATGATATTAACTAAAAAGAAATTTACTACAGCAGTTGAAGAACTAGTAATAGAAAAGAAATTAAGTTATATAGATGCCATAGTATATTTCTGTCAAGAGAATCATTTAGAACCTGATTCAGTTAAAGGATTAATTACACCACCATTGAAAGAAAAGATAAAAGCCGAAGCTGTGGGTTTAAGATTTCTAAATGAATCACACGCGAAGTTACCAATATGAGACCACAAAAACAAAAACCTTATCACCAAAGAAAACACTTTGATAAAAAGAAAAGAAAACCTAGACCTTTGACTTTTGATCAAATGTTAAGAAGATTTAAAAAGAAAGTTGAACGAGCAGGAACATTACAAGAAGTTAAAGACAGACAATACTACGAAAAGCCAGCACAGAAAAGACAAAGAAAAAAGAAAGAAGCAATTCGTAAAGAACAAATTAGATGGGAAGCTGATCAACTTCCTTCACAAAGATATAAATGGTATTAAACATGACAAGTAGAGAAGGATACGATGCTTACTGTTTATACTTAGCAATCAACAATCATTTCTATAGTGACAGTTATGATTACTTCAAATACAATGGTAAAGTGTCAGCAAAGTTAGAATCTTTTATGAAAAGAAAAGACAGATATCATTTTGCTAAGTTAGCTCGAAAATATAATGATGAATTAAAGGATTTTCTAGTTGCTAACTTCTCAAAAAAGAAATACTATGTTCGTGAGTTATTAGAACAAGAATGTGAAAAGAATTATATAGAGTTTAAGAAAAGAAAACAGAAACTTACATATCTTATTACAGAAGAAATGAGATACTTGTTTGACAAATACAAACATATAGATTTCTGTATAGGTATTAAAGACGGACAACATTCTAATATACTAAGAGAATATCTAGGTGGTAGAATAGCAGCTGAAACATTAGTAGCTGCAGATAGAATATTTGGTATCTTTAATGATTATGATACTATGATGAATGAGAAATTTATCTGGCCTAAAACAAGAAAGAGATTAGATAGTTTAGCTCCATTCTTAGAATTAGAAAACAAGAAATTACAAACAGTATTACAAGGCATATGGCTATAGCATACATCATAGGGAATGGTCCTTCTAGAAAACAAATAGCATTAGAGAAATTAGATGGAGTAACATTTGGTTGTAATGCTCTGTATAGAGATTTCTCACCTGATTATTTGATTGGTGGTGATGCGACTATCATCAAAGAGATATGTGC